GCCTGACCACCACCAACCCCGTTCTCGATTTCGAGAGCGGGGTTTTTTCATTGGAGCAACGACAATGACCCAAGCCACCACCTATCCCTTCAGCAAGTTCCTGGTGAAGATCGGGGACGGAGCCGCGCCCGAGGTGTTCACTGATCCCTGTGGCCTGACCTCAAAAGGTTTCACGCGGACTGCCAACCTCAACGACACGAACATTCCCGACTGCGACGATCCCGATGCGCCGTCCTGGCTCGGCCGCGATGTCGTTTCGTACCAGGGCGCGATCGCCGGCGAGGGTGTCGTGGCGGAGGAGAGTTTTGCGACGTGGGAAGACTGGTGGAACGCCGGCGAAACCCGCAACGTTCGCATCGAACTTGGCAACCCTGTCGAATACGCCTGGATCATGCCGGCGAAATTGCAGGAATTCACCATCAACGCCGAGCGCGGCAACAAGGTGCAGATGTCGGTTGCCATCGTTTCCGACGGGGCCGTTGTTCCCGAGGTAATTCCATAATGTCGAGCGAGGACGGTTCGGTTACGCTCGAATTCGGCGGTGAGGAACACACGTTCCGCATCGCGTTCGGGCAATGGCGCGAACTGCAGGAGAGCATCAACAAGCACCGGCTCGAAATCGGTGAGCCAGTGCTGGGACCGATGGGCTTGTTGCGCGCCATGCTCGACGGCAACGCCTGGCCGCACGATGTGCGCGAGGTGATACGGCTTGGCCTCATCGGTGGCGGGATGAAAGCCGACCGCGCGCTCGTCCTGGTCAAGCGCCACGTCGAGGGTCGGGCCTATTTCAACAGCATGCCTGCCGCGCGCACCGTGCTGCAGTTCGCGATGTTCGGACCGCCTGACGACCCGGTGGGAAAAGAACCGACGCCGGCGACACCGGACGAGACGGCGAATTCGGACCCATCCGGTGCTCTGAATACTACGGGCTCGGTGCTGCAATAGGATTGAAGCCATGGGAAGTCGACCTCTGTTCGTTCTGGCAATTCGGCGCGGCGGTCGATGGCTGGAACAGGGTACACGGCGCTGAGCCGAAACCGGAAGCACCGAGCGATGCGGAATTCGATGCGATGGTCGAGGCATCCGCCGAGGCTGAGGCGCACAAGGGTCTGATGAATGGCAAGGGCACCTAACAAGAGCGTCATGGCGTTTCGCAAGCTGACGGTGGATCTGCAGCGCGACATCTATGCCGACGCGCTCGCCGAGCTCAACGCGCAAGCAGCGTCCCTGGTCGGCGTGATGGCATCCGCGGTGAAGCATGGGCCGACCGGCGAGCTCGCCAAATCCCTGCGCATCGAACCAGGCAAAAAATCAACTGTCGTGGTCATCAAGGCCGGCGGGCCGACCACGACGCGCCAGGGCGGCGGCGGCAAATCCTATGACTACGCACGCGCGGTCGAATTCGGCACCGAGCACGTCGCCGCGCAACCGTTCTTTTTTCCTAGTTACCGCCTGATGAAAAAGTCAATGCGCTCGGCGATGCGGCGCAAGATCACCAAACGCATCAAAGAATATTCAGCAGAGTAACCCATGGCAGACACCGCAGCCCTAGTCGTCGCGCTCTCGGCGCAACTGACCAAATTTGAAAAGGATATGCAGAAGGCCGGCATCATGGCCGAGAAGGCGGCCAGCGATGTCGAGGACAAGTTCTCGAAAATCAACCCGTCAATCAAAACGTCGTTCCTCGGAAATTTCTTCGCGAACGTAGTCGACAAGGCTATTAACGCCGCGGCCGAGGCGATGCGCAAATTGATCGACCGGTTTAGTGATCTGCAAAAAACCGCCGAATATGCCGGCACATCGCTGCAATGGCTGTATGGCGTGCAAGCGGCCGGCGCGAAAGCCGGGGCCTCGATCGAGGACATGAACAAGGCGGTTGCCGCGCTCGCCGAACAACTCGACACCATGAAACGCGGCGGCGAGAATTCGCTCACCAAACTGTTCGACGCCAACCCGCAATTTCTCAAGGGCATGAACCGCGAAGCTATGACGCTCACCGACACTATGCGAGTGGTCGGCAACATCATCGCAAACCTTGACAACCAGGTGCAAAAGGTTCGGGTTGCCGAGGCACTCGGCATGCCGGCCGGCGCGGTTCAGGCACTCAAGGATGGCGGCGACGCATTCGTGAAGATGTCCCAAGCCGCCGCCGCCGCCGCGCCAAACATCGACAACGCGGTCGAGGCAACCAGGAAACTAAAAGATACCTGGGCGGCGTGGATCAAAGACCTCGGCAGCGATTGGGCGGAAAAGGCGCTTGAGGGTTTCAAGAAACTCGCCGCAGTCGCGCTGGCAATTACAGAATGGGAACAGTCGCTGTTTCATGGCGGCCCGTTAGAGGCGGCATCGGGGCGCGAGCTCGCGCGGTGGCAGGAAATCAACCGCATCCTCAACGAGAGCAAAAAGTCGGTGACCTCGGGACTGACACAGGTCGAGGTCACCGGCGGCAAGGGCAAAGCCAAAGACCCGTTTGGGCTCGGCGGCGGCGGCGCCAAGGAGGCCGACGAATTCGAGCGCGCCAACGACCAGATCACCAAGCACATCGCGCTGATGAATGCCGACACCAAGGCGGCCGGCGCGAACGTCTATGAAAAGGAACGCTTGCGCGCCGAGGCGGCGCTGATGGAAGGGATGCGGCGCAAGCTCAATCTCGCCGAGGGTGAGGCCATTACGCTGACGGCAGAACAGACCGCGAGGATTGCGGCGCAAGCCGACGCCGCCGGTCGCGCGGCGCAAGCACTCGCCGAGGCAACCTTCAAGGTCGGGCAAATCAACGCGGCGAGCCAGCAACTCGGCTCGGCGATTTCCTCCGCGTTTGCCGATGCCATCGTCGAGGGCAAAAAACTCAACGAGGTGCTGGACAGCCTGGTCAAGACCTTGCTCAAGGCGGCGATCAATTCGAGCATCATGAGCCTGTTCACGCCAGGCGCCGGTGGCGGCACGGCGCCGTTTGCGAAAATGCTTGGCTTTGCCGGTGGCACCAACTCGGCGCCGGGCGGCATGGCGCTGGTCGGCGAGCGCGGTCCCGAGATTGTCAATCTGCCGCGCGGCTCGCAAGTGATCCCCAATAATGTCGCGCGCAATATGGGCGCGGGCGGCGACACTCAATATTACAATTTCAACGTTGCCGGCGATGTCTCGCAATCGACCATCGACCGGCTGCAGCAGGCGGTGGTCGCCGCGCACCGCAAGGCCGATGGGCTGGCCAGGGTGGTGACCTCGACGCGGCGGCTGCAGGCAACGGGGGTAGGATGACGACATCGGATTTCCCGCGCGGCCTGCTCCGCGAGCGGTCGCATTCCTGGAACCTGGTCGGCGTTGCCACCACGCCGGGACAGAACGCGCAGAACGTGGCCCCGATCATCCGCAGCGATGGCGGCGGGTTCTGGTCTTGCGTCATGAGCGACGTGTCGCTGTCCGGGGTCAAGGGCGTCAAGGCGCATGACCGGCAGCGGCAGCGCATCGCCACGCTGCTGTGGCGCGCGGTGCGCCAGATCTGCGACGGCGGCGTCAATAACATCGTGGTGCCGCGCAACGACGCCCTGTTTCGGCCGTGGCCGTTCCAGGCCACATCCGGGGGAGTTGCCGGTGGTCCTGCCGGCGTTCCGCATAGCGACCTCGCGATGTTTTCCGATGACGCCGGTTATTACCAGTCGATGATCGACGTCACGGTTGCCGCCGATGCGGCGTTGCGCGCCACTGGCCTGGCGATCCAGTTGAACTGGTGCGGCGGCCTGATGGGCGGTGAAAGCTTTTCCATCCAGCATCCGACGTTCGGCTGGCGGCTCTACGAGATCGCCACCGTCACCTATGACAGCGATACAGCGGCGCGCATTACCTTCATGCCGCCGCTGCGCGAGGCGGTCAGCGTTGGTACCCCGCTGGAATTCGACCGGCCGCGTTGCGTGATGAGGCTGGCGCGCACCAGTTCGATGGACCTCACTGTGCAGCCCTGGACATTCAACAACGCCAGCGTCGATTTTATCGAGGCACCGCCGCAATGACGTTAAACGATGATGAACTCGCGGCGCTGCAAAGTGGAGCTACCAGGATCGGAGTATTTTTCCGGCTCGATACTGATCCGATCGTGCGGATATGGCTCGGCTTTGGCGACATTGCGTCAGGCGTCAATACCTATGATCCCTCGGGTGCGCTGTATCACGGCTTTGGCGAAATCCAGAACCTGCCGGTGTTTCGGCAATTGATCAACGGTTCGGCCGAGCGGGTTGATTTTACTATTTCAGGTGTGAGCGGCGAAATTCTTTCGGTTGCTTCCGGCGGCGATCCTGACCAGGTCAAGGGCAAACGGGTGGCGTTCGGGTTTGCACTCATGGATCAAGCCTGGGTCATGCTCGGCGCTGTGAAATGGTGCGCCAATTATACCGCGGATTATCTCGCGATCGAGCAGGCGCTGACCGGCGACCCGGCGCAGCCGGTCGTGCGCACTATCAGGTTGTCGTGCGGCACGCTGTTGACGGCGCGGCGGCGGCCGGCACTGTCGTATTTTTCTGACCAGGATCAGAGATCGCGTTCGCCGGGTGACCGGTTCTGCGAACGAACGCCGATCTATTGCACGGGGTTCAATAAGTCATGGCCGACCTTCCCAGCTTGAGCGATTACCTGGCCGCGATGGCGGGCAGGCGCTGGCGGCCGGGCGTGCTCGACTGCGGCGTGTTCATGGCCGACTGGGTGTGCGCGGTCACCGGCATCGATCCGATCGCCGACGTGCGCGGCAGCTATACCACCGAGCGGCAGTTCTTGCGCATCCTGCGCCGGGAAGGCGGCTTTGAACAATCCTGTGCCCGTCGGCTTGCTGCTGTCGGCTATGTCGAGACTTCGCGGCCTGGCGCCGGCGACATTGTCACGGTGCTGGCGCCGTATGCGGTCAGGCGCGGAAAAATACAACAACGGCCGACCGGCGCAATCGGCGTCGACCAAACGCGGCGGGCGGTGATGACATCGGATCTCGGCCTGGTGATTGCGCCGCTGCCAACGCGCAGG